TGGAACGGCAGGATATGATGGCCGGTGTTGGAATGGGAGATTATCGAGCCGACGAAGGTGCCAAATCAGTTAAGGTACTGCGTATGGGAGACGAGTGGCAAGTTCATATTGCTGGAAAAATTCTAAGAATACCTACCGATGAAGCATCTGATAGAGAAGAAGCAATCGCTATCGCAAAGAAAAACCTAGGAATAGCAGAGGCCAGAGAACTATCTCCCGCGCTACTTGCTGCACAAAGAAATCTTACAGCACTCAAAAAAAATCAGAGTGAAAAGAAAACAGCAAAGGCACCAGCAGTGGTGTCAAAATCCTTCACACGGGCGACTACCGCACCTGATGTAAAACATGTCAAACGTTCACCTGAACCGATAGCAAGGGGTGGTCAAGTACATAATCCAGAAATGGAGAAAATGGTGGCAGATTTTCTCGCCAAAGGCGGAGAAATTAAAAAGGGAAAACCTGGAAAGGCTCCGCCAGTTGGTAGAAATCAAGCGAGTCAACACATAGGTGGCGGTGGTTCTGCTAGACCTAAAAAAGATCGACCTGGACAGGGTGCAAATTATAGTGGATCAAAAATTGTTGCGGTAGAAAATTCCACACCATTTACCTCACATGATTCGCTATCCGCTCAGTTATTTGAACAAGAAATCACCTACGAAGACCAACTACATGGCAAATTGAAAAGACTATTGGGCAAATGAATTATAGAAATTTATATGATACTATAATTAATAATGCACTGAGCAAAAATAGGGCCAAGGGAAATGAATTGGTATTGGAACGTCATCACATAATTCCAAAATCATGTGGAGGATCTAACAAAAATGACAATTTGGTAAATTTAACACCGAAGGAACATTATATTTGTCATCTATTATTGGAACGTATTCATCGTGGTAGTGAATTTCATACAAAAATGTTAAGAGCGGCATTTATGATGGGCAGAAATAGTCGAAAAACATCACGTTCATATCAAGCCATCAAAAAAGAACATATTAAAAATCTTAGAAATCAAGTTATAAGTTCAGAACAAAAACAAGCAATTAGTATTGCTAATAAAGGCAATAAATCAAGAACTGGCATGAAAAATAGTGCAGAACATATAGAAATTTTAAGACAGTCTCGTCTAGGAAAGAAAGTAAGCGACGAAACAAAAAAAATATGGAGAGAACAACGTAAGGGTAGGATTCCATGGAACAAAGGACTAACTGGAGGGAAAAATCCAGTTTATCCAAAAAATAGAAAATCAAAACCAGAAGTTACGGAAGAAACCCGAGAAAAAATGCGCCGGGCCCGAATAAAATGGCATGAAAATAAAAAGGAAAGAAAAAATGGATAAATTAACATCAGCAGCTAAAATAGCATTTGCCAGCGAATATTCATTTTTTGTTAAATCACAAAATTTTCATTGGAACGTAGAAGGACCTGACTTTCTAGAATACCATGAACTATTTGGAAAAATATACGAGGAAGTTTATGGTGCCATAGACGATTTCGCAGAAAAAATACGTGCGATTGGGTCTTACGTACCAGCAAGTTTCAGCAGATTCAGTATGTTGACACAGATAGATGATGAAGTTGCAGTGCCTGATCAAATGAGCATGGTTCACGAACTGTTGAATGACAATGAAAAAATGAATACCATACTTAAAATGGTGTACGACCTTGCTGAACAATCTGGAGAGCACGGCTTTTCAAATTTCCTAGCAGAGAGAATGGATGCCCATCGCAAACATGGCTGGCAATTAAGAGCTTCATTGAAACGATGAACGATAGAATACCATACACATATAGAATATTTCATATTCCGACTGGTAAAAGTTATTATGGTGCCCGGTTTGCAAAAGGTTGCAACCCTGAGGATTTATGGAAATCTTATTTTACTTCTTCATCAATCATTAAATCATTGATAACGGAATACGGAAAGAATTCTTTTACATTTGAAGTAAGAAAAATATTCAATTGTCCTATAAAATGTCAACAATATGAAAATACAGTATTAAAGAAATTAGGAGTTCCGTACAATACAAATTGGATAAATCGCCATTACGGGCATGTATATCATCATGAGTGTCAATCTAAAGGAGGAAAAACTCTTTCACAACAAAGATTATTAGATCCAGAGTTAGATGCCAAATTAAGAAAAGCATCAAGTAAAGGTGGTAAAATTGCTGCATTAGAAAAAAATACAACCGATTATAAAAATAAAAGATCAATGGCAGGGAAGATAGGCGGTAAACTTGGAAATAAAGAACATGGAAGAAAAATGTGCATCGAATTTGGAAGGAAAACCAAGGGAACCAAATGGATGTATAATGCAGCTATAGAAAAATATTCCAGAATAAGCTCAGATAAGATAGAGGAATACATACAGAATGGTTGGATATTTAAATTCAAAGAACCTTGGAACAAGGGTCTTAAAAGATAAATTCTTGACTTTTAACAATTAATCACGTATACTGTGTTGACAATAAGGAGAAAACATGAGTAAAGTATTTGGTACCGCTGAACAAGCAAAATTAAAGCAACTGGTGTCAGAAGGTGTCACAGTCCTTCAAGAAGTAGAAGACTTAACACAGGGTCTCAATGATACGATTAAAGCAGTTGCTGAAGAACTAGAAGTAAAACCTTCTACTATTAAGAAAGCAATTAAGATTGCACAAAAAGGTAATTGGGATAATGTATTTGGTGAATTTGATGAGCTTGAAACCATCGTCACTGTAACTGGTCACAATACACGAGATAATCCATAATAACTAATAACTAAAACGTTAAGGCCCTGCGAGCCACAAGTCGCTACGAATAAGGTTTGTCGGCCATAAGCGGCGTGGAAAAATAATGATAGACATAAAATATCGGGGGAAACCCGAATGAGCTATGTAGACGCAATGTGGGATCGTGATAACGATATTGTAAAAGTTGTTGAGCGTAATCCAAAACAAGGAAGAATATTCCAAACTTTCCCAGCAAAATATCTGTTCTATTATTCCGACAACAAAGGAAAATATACAAGCATTTTTGGAAATCCATTAAACAAAGTTGTATGCAAAAACTGGAAAGATTTTCAGAAAGAACAAAAGATACATGCGAGTCAGAAACTTTTTGAAAGTGACATAAATCCTGTATTCCGTTGTCTAGAAGAAAACTATCTCGGCAAAGATGATCCAAAACTAAACATAGCATTCTGGGACATCGAGGTCGACTTCGACCCTGAACGTGGATATGCAAGTCCCAGTGACGCATTCATGCCCATCACCGCAATCTCAGTACACCTACAGTGGTTAGATACTCTTGTGTGTCTAGCTGTACCGCCTAAAACCCTAACCTTCTCACAGGCCCAAGAATTAGTCAAAGACATTCCCAACACCATATTGTTTGAAACCGAAGCGGAAATGCTAGACACATTTCTAAATCTTATCGAAGATGCAGANGTGTTAAGTGGTTGGAACTCTGAAGGATACGATATGCCTTACACNGTCAATCGTATTACCAAGGCCCTGAGCAAGGAAGATACACGCAGACTGTGTTTGTGGGATCAATTTCCAAAACGTCGTGAATATGAGAAGTTTGGTAAAGCGGCAGTAACCTATGATCTCGTCGGTAGAGTACACCTAGATAGTCTAGAACTTTATAGAAAGTATACCTATGAAGAACGCCACAGCTATAGACTTGATGCTATCGGTGAAATGGAAGTAGGTGAGAACAAAACTGTCTATGAAGGAACACTTGATCAACTCTATAACAATGATTTCAGAACCTTTATTGAATATAACAGGCAGGATACTGCACTTCTTGATAAACTAGACAAGAAGCTCAAATTCATTGACCTTGCAAACTCAATTGCACATGAAAACACTGTGCTTCTACAAACAACGATGGGCGCCGTTGCTGTTACTGAACAAGCAATTATCAACGAAGCACACAAGCAAGGATTGATAGTTCCCAGTCGCAAACGCGGTGACGAAAAAGGTGAAACTCAGGCAGCAGGGGCCTATGTCGCGTATCCTAAAAAAGGATTACACGAATGGATTGGATCAATGGACATCAACTCCCTGTATCCTTCTGCAATTCGTGCGCTGAACATGGGACCAGAAACTATTGTTGGTCAATTACGACAAGATTACACCAAAGAAGAAATAGAGGGCAAGATGGCCCGTGGTATGAGCTTTTCGGCTGCCTGGGAAGGTAAATTTGGCAGCAACGAATATGAGTTCGTTATGGCCAAGGATAAATCCCACGATATCATTGTAGATTGGGAAAATGGAACCACTGATATTCTAAGTGGTGCTCAAATATATGAATTGATATTTGAAAGCAATCAACCATGGATCATGTCAGCCAATGGTACAATCTTTACCTACGAAAAAGAAGGTATTATACCTGGTCTGCTCAAACGTTGGTATGCAGAGCGTAAAGAAATGCAGGCCAAACTCAAGGCATGTATTGATGCGGGTAATAAAATTGAAGAAGAGTATTGGGACAAACGACAGCTGGTTAAAAAGATCAATCTGAATAGTTTGTACGGAGCGATTCTAAATGCAGGATGTAGATTCTTTGATAAACGCATTGGACAGAGTACAACACTCGTAGGGCGTCGAATTGCCAAGCATATGGCCGCAAAATCAAATGAAATTATCACAGGTGATTATGATTATACTGGAAAAAGTATCATCTATGGTGACACTGACTCTGTGTATTTTAGTGCATGGCCAATATTGAAGACTGACATACAAAAAGGTCTTATTCCCTGGAACAAAGACACAGTTGTCGCACTTTATGATCAAATTTCAGATGAAGTCAACAGCACTTTCCCACAATTCATGGCCGATGCTTTCCATTGTCCAAAGGCACGTGGAGAAGTCATCAAGGCGGGGCGTGAACTTGTAGCTGACCGTGGTATCTTTATTACAAAAAAGCGGTACGCTGTTCGTTACTACGACAAAGACGGCAAACGTGTGGATGTTGGTGGTAAACAGGGCAAGGTTAAGGCTATGGGACTGGATCTCAAACGTTCAGATACTCCTGAATTCATGCAAAATTTCCTCAGCGAGATACTGGATAGAGTCCTCGATGGTGCTGAAGAAAGAGAAATCCTGGATAAAATCAGTGAGTTTAGGTCTGAATTCAAGTCTAGACCAGGCTGGGAAAAGGGATCTCCAAAGAGAGCAAATAACATCGCTGAATATCAAGCCAAAGAAAAGAAATTTGGCAAGGCAAATATGCCAGGACACGTACGAGCGAGTATCAATTGGAATACACTGAAAACCATGCATGGTGACAAATACAGCCAACAGATTGTTGATGGTATGAAAGTTATCGTATGTAAGGTCAAGGAAAATCCACTGGGATATACAAGTGTGGCATATCCGGTAGATGAACTTCGTTTGCCCAAATGGTTCCAAGAACTACCGTTCAATCATGCTGAAATGGAAGTTGCAATAATCAATAATAAAATTGACAATTTAATCGGAGTGTTAGAATGGGATCTAGAATCTACCACACAGAATAACACTTTTGGCAGTTTGTTCAGTTTCGAGTAAGAACATGTCAATAATTTATATTGGAAAAGACCCCATAGAGATATATTTTCAGCAGTTTACAAGAGAACAAACCGAAAATGGTTTCGATATATTAACTCCACGCATTTACGCATTTATCATTAATAATTGGGAGAGTTTTTCATATCTGAATGAAAAAATGCGAAGTAACAAAGATTTCATAAAATGGGTTTACGATTATCAACAGGACCCCAATTATAAATTTTACCGGTTCATCAAAGATTATGAAAAAAGTAATTGACTTTCAACCCATATCTAAATATAATACAAAATAAAGGATAACAATAAAAATGCTTGACCTACTTAAAGACATAATTTCACACACACACAACCTAGGGTTTCTAGACACCGTAAAAATTACAGGTGATGATGAATCAACTAAGATTGACAGCATGGCAGACGATCGTTCTGTTATCATGTACGCAGAAGTTGCCGCCCCTGTGCTAGAAATGCAGGGTGTTTTCGGAATGCCACAGCTAAACAAGCTGAAGCTACACCTGGATTGTCCAGAGTACAAAGAAAACGCAAAAATTGAAGTTGTAAACGCCGAACGAAATGGTGTCACGCTTCCAGTAGGCATACACTTTGAAAATGCCGCAGGTGATTTTAAAAACGATTATCGTTTTATGAATACAGAAATCATCAATGAAAAGCTAAAGACCGTTAAATTCCGTGGAGTTACATGGCATGTTGAAGTGTCTCCTAGTCTAGCTGCGATCCAGCGTTTTCAATTCCAGACTGCTGCAAACAACGAGCACACAACATTCCTTACAAAAACTGAAAATGGACAACTAAAGTTTGTTTTTGGTGACCAGAGCACACATGGCGGTGAATTCGTATTTGCCAACGATGTAACTGGCAAGCTCACAAAAGCATGGACATGGCCTGTGCAGCAGGTATTGAGCATTCTTAAGATTTCAGATGCCAATAATGCAAAGATCAGTATCAGCAACGATGGTGCAATGCAGATTACACTTGACAGTGGTATTGCAACTTATCAGTATATTATTCCGGCGCAGGCATAATGCACCAAATCTTTAGTAATAGCAGGTATATTGTCACTTCTGCAGGAAATAATGCATATCCCTATATAAACAATTCTGCTCCTATGAATGGAATGGTACGATATAATAATTATAAATTAGAAGTATATGACGGCTGCGGGTGGCATCATCTTAATGAAGGCANATCGTCAATAGGATTATCTGCAGAAGCAGAATCATTATTAGACTGGGTCCGTGAACAACAACATAAGGAGTGGGAAATAGCAGCATTGGCTAAAACCAAACCCGCTGTCGCTATTGCTATGGATAATCTAAATAAAGCCAAAGCACAGTTAGAAGCAACTGTGATATTAAGCAAAGAACAAACAATATGAAATCTAATCCACCAATTGATTTAACTAAACAACAAAAAGATTACAGTATATACTTGCCTGCAATCAGTACATTCTATAACAATTACGTTTCAAAACAGCGTGTGAGTAAGTATGTACCAGATGAAAGACTACCTAAAGAATTTGACCGAGGAGTTGAGGGATTGAATTTCCTCAATGATGAAGATGGTTACTATTCTTATCAATATGGATTGTATTCTGCAGGTCATGCACAACTTGATCTAAAGAAAGCAAAAGTACATGAAAGTATGATCCTGGATAGAGACCGTGAAAAGTCAATTATTGTTGGTGACTCCGGCGGATTCCAAATTGGTAAAGGTATCCTTAAGTTTGACTGGCATAACTTTGAAGGTCCAGAAGCAGACGCAACAAGACAGAGCATCTTAGATTGGTTGGAAGAAACCGCCGATTGGTCAATGATGTTGGATGTTCCTGGTTGGGCATGTAATGAGGCAAATTCTCCAAAGACAGGACTAAAAACCTATGAAGACTGTTTGGAAAAAACACGTCACAACAATGAGTTCTTCCTAAAAAATCGTCAGGGAAAAACTAAATTCCTCAACGTGTTGCAGGGAACTGATTGGGCTCGCGCGGAACAGTGGTACGCAGGTGTCAAAGAATTTAGTGATCCTAAAGTTTGGGGAGATCAAGCGGCAGAGGGTTGGGCAATGGGTGGTGCGAACATGAGTCGCATGGATGTCGTTCTCAAGCGTTTGATTGTACTACGTGAAGAAGGATTACTTCAAGACAAAGATTGGATGCACTTTCTAGGTGCCGCTCAACTTGATTGGAGTTGTTATCTGACATTAATACAACGACAGGTTCGTAAGCACATCAATCCTAACTTTACATCTTCGTTTGACTGTGCAAGTCCATTTGTGGCAACTGCACACGGTCTTGTTTACACAAGAGCACATCACTCAAACAAAAGATGGACTGTTAGCATGGAGAAGGCTCCAGATAACAAGGCACTATCAGGAAGTGACATACCTTTTCCTTTTGAAAGTGAAATTGGACGTAGAATGGTGATGGGTGATATCTGTCATTACGCACCAGGTATGTTGAATAAGATAGGCAAGGAAGGCAAAACCTCTTGGGATAGTTTTTCATACGCATTGTTGATGTCACATAATGTCTATATGCACATTGACGCTGTTCAGAAAGCAAACCATCTTATGGATGTGGAAATTGCAAGAGTGCGTGATAGTGTGAATTGGCGTCACTGGAAAAAAGTCAAGGCAAATGATAAAACTGATGAATTCAGTGAGTGGGTTCCTCGCAATATTCTGTATTTTGATAAGTTCGTAGAAGAATTGTTTGAACTGAAAACCAAAGAAGAAGCATTTGATCTAATTGATACTTCTAGAGCATTTTTAGATGACCTAGAAGGAACACGTACACAGGATGGCAAAGCTCGCAACAATTTCCTTCAGTTATTTGAAACTGACCATATTGTGAATCACAAGAGCGTATCTCCAGTGTTTGCTATGCCAGAATTAGATGATGACAAATTAACTGAACTGGAAGAATCACAGGACGATCTATGAGAAGTCTTATTGTAGGAATGGGCATAGGGCAACTGTACAAAGAAGTTCTTACGAATCTCGGACATACAGTTGTCACAGTTGATACAGCACCAGGAAAAGGTGATTATAATTCCATTTTTGAAGTCATAGCCAACGAGCGTCCATTTGACACCGTACACATTTGTACTCCAAATTTTACGCATCGTGGTATTGCAGATATGATTGCACCATATGCAAGAATTGTATTCATTGAGAAACCAGGNGTAGAAAGCAGTGAACAATGGNATANCCTTGTAACNGCNCACCCAGATACACGTTTCATGATGGTTAAAAACAATATGTGGCGTGATAATATCAAAGAATTGCAGAAATTAGCGGAACCTGCGTCCACTATTTCATTAAATTGGATCAATAACGACCGTGTTCCTAATCCAGGAACGTGGTTTACAACCAAAAGTCTTGCATATGGTGGTGTGAGCAGAGATCTTATACCTCATTTACTCAGTTTATTCATTGCACTAGAACCCAAGTATCAATATGCAACACTAGAATTTATCAGCTATCAAAAACATTGGCGATTGGAAGATCTTACAGAAACTGACTATGGTACTGTGAATCCCTACGGTGAATATAATGTCGATGATCTATGTTCGATGCGTTATGAGATCAACAACAAGATTTATGTATTAGTTGCAGACTGGAGATCACAACGAGGTGACAACAGATGTATAGAATTTTACAGCAACAACGGTATCGATAAATTTGAACTCGGGCTATGTCCAGAAAATGCATATCAGAATATGATTGTTGATGCATTGGCAAACGTAGATAACACCGAGTTTTGGAATACACAGCTTGAACAGGATCTATGGATCCACGAACAGAATGAAATGCTATGACGAGAATTTTATTTACAGATGGAAAGGGCAGCTTTTCCGAGTCCACCTGGGACCGACCTCCTATAAACCCCGAGCAAATAATGGTGCGCAGCATATTAACAGGTGTGTGTCGTAGTGATATTGATATGATGCAGGGCAAATTCAATTTACTACCAATCAATATGAGTGGTCACGAAGGTCTTGGCCAGGTTCTAGAAATAGGCAGCGATATACATGATGTCAAAATTGGAGATTATGTCGCAACTCGAGGAGAGCCGGCGTATGCAGATTTTTACAATGTGAATGCCTTTGAATATGTACCTGTGCCTGCTGCAGAACCAGATTATATTATTGAACCAGTTGCGTGTGGCATTAATCTAATATATCAACCTATAGAAAATATAATGTACAAGATAGACAATGGCGATGATAGGATCTTGATACTCGGTAGCGGGTTCCTTGCCTGGGTTGCGTATCATACAATTCAAACACTTGGTACAGGACTTGAAATAGACGTTGTTGGAAGAAATAATACTGAAATATGGGGTGATATTTTGCAGGCGGCGCCAACTGGAACATATGATATCATAATAGATCTCAGCAGTGGTACGACTGTATTTGATTCAGTCATCTATAATGAAAATGCATTGATCATAATGGGTTCACAAAAAACAGTCACAACTGATTTTGGAGATATGCTATGGAAATCCGTGACAATGACTTTTCCAAGTCCACGCAATCCAGGATTCTACAAGTGTATGCGTGATGGAGTAACATGGATTTCCAATGGGTACCTTGAAGTTGATGGATTCTGGTCCAAAGGTTATGACCGTGACACTGAATGGCTACAAGCATTTGAAGACGCAGTGAATAGACCCAAAAATTATAGTCGAGGATACATTAAATGGGCTTGACTAACTTACATAAATGCAGTATAATCAGCGCATGAGTACAGAAAAATCTATGGTGTGGTGTACATTCCGCAAGGAAGGTATTCACTTATACCCAGGTGCAGATACAGACCCTGCACTAGCAACTGGAACGTGGGATGATGTGAGTTTCCTCGGTCTTCCACACAGGCATATTTTCCATTTTAAAGTCTGGATAGAAGTGTTTCACGATGACCGTGAGATAGAATTTATTCAATTCAAACGTTGGCTCGAACGTAATTACGATGATAAGACACTTGAGCTCAACCACAGATCCTGCGAAATGATTGCCAGAGAATTACATGCAATCATCAACGCAAGATATCCTAATCGAGAGGTTAGGATTGACGTAAGCGAGGATGGCGAAAACGGAGCCTACCTCATTTTTCCTTCAACCAATTAATCTAAGGTTAAAATAAATGTCTAATGTAAATCCCAAGTACCTCCGCATGAAACCCGAAGTTACCAAGATTTTTGACGACCTCGATACATGGCTCAATGTCTGTAGAGAAAATCTGATCAAGTTTGATCCTGCGGATCTATACTTTTCCAGGGAATACAAAGAGTGGCAGAGAACCCAGGAATACCTGCAACGTAAAGCTCGCAGAGAGGCCAAGGCGCAGGCAGAAGAAGCAAGACGCACAACTGCGCCGCGCAGGGATTTTAAACCCAAGCAGAACTTTAAATGACAATATATTTGGTTGATCTAGAAGCTGTTGAGTCTAGATACACTGGGCAATGGAAAACGTACATTCCCAGTCTTCTGAAAAAACATGGACACGATGTCCATGTTATAGAAGGACCAAAAGATATTCCCCGGGCGGTAACGCCTGGGGCATTTCTCAATTTTGGCGGAACTAATATCTATAAGGCTCGCCAAGTTGAAGAACTCGCCAAATTATTCACAGCAGGAAAAATTCACGCAGGTGATCACATAATCTTTACAGATGCATGGCATCCTGGGATTATCAATTTAAAATACATGAGTGAGTTACTGGGTATCAAGGTAACTACACATGGATTATGGCATGCGGGGAGTTATGATCCACAAGACTTTCTAGGAAGACTCATAGGAGATGAGCCCTGGGTTAGAAATGCTGAATTCAGCTTTTTCTATTGTTTTGATCACAACTATTTCGCCACAGATTTCCACATAGAAATGTTCTGCAAGAATCTATTAGATGACGATGACGTTGAAAGCGTTAAAAGTTGGCATCCCGGACGTATAGTTAGAACCGGATGGCCCATGGATTATATGCCAGGTCTATTCACTCCATACAAAGGAATGACTAAGCGGGATCTGATATTATTTCCACATCGAATTGCTCCTGAAAAGCAGGTTGAGATTTTCCGAGATATCAAAGAACAACTTCCACAGTATGAATTCGTTGTTTGCCAAGATCAGGAGTTAACAAAAAATGAATATCATAATTTGCTGGGAGAAGCAAAAATGGTGTTCAGTGCTAATTTACAAGAAACACTGGGAATAAGTTGTTACGAAGGAGTGTTGGTAGATGCAATCCCAATGGTTCCTGATCGTTTAAGTTACAGTGAAATGTATTTTAACAATTTCAAATATCCCAGTGAATGGACTGAAAGCTTTGACTCATATATTGAATACCGGCCGCAGGTTCTAGATGCAATCGTAGAACACATGTCTTCATATAGTTCACAGTTGCCAATACTGCACAAGCAATCAATCGAATTGACTGACAAGTTTTTCAGTGCCGATATCTTATTGGAAAATCTCAAGTAATTCTTGACAATGCCTAAATAGATCACTATAATATAGTGATTATCGGAGAAAATAATAATAATGAAAAAAAGTGAACAAATCCGTAAAATTCTTGAAGAAGAAGGCAAACGCTATTGGGCAGGCGATAATATTTCAGAGCATGTTACCAAAGAAGATATTGAAGCATTGATCGACGAAGCAACCTCTGCATTTGAAACTGTATTAGACTCATTGATAATTGATAGAATCAATGACCCTAACAGTCAAGGCACTGCTCGTAGACTCGCCAAAATGTACTTTTACGAAATTATGTCCGGACGATATAATCCTGCACCAAATGCGACCGCTTTTCCAAATTCCAGTGAAGGCCGGTATGAAGGAATGTTGGTGGTTAGGTCTGAACTCAAGTCAATGTGTTCACACCACCATCAACCGGTAACAGGCGTTGCATATATCGGTATACTCGCTGCTGAAAAACTAATCGGTCTCAGCAAATATACTCGTATCGCACAATGGTGTGCAAGACGTGGTACCTTGCAGGAAGAACTCTGCAATGACATCGCCAGAGAGATACAAAAGGCAACAGGCAGTGAAAGTGTTGCCGTTTACATCCAGGCTACACATGGTTGCTGTGAAAATCGTGGAATTATGGCACATAGTTCACTAACGCAAACAACTGTGTTAAAAGGTGGATTCAAAGATGAAGATGTTAAAAAAGAATTCTTTGATAATATCAAATTACAACAAGAATTTGCACCAAGGTAAGGATTAAAAAATGGCACAAAATGATTATGCTAAAGTAGCAGGTAGACGCGGTGCTTCGTTGGGCGCGGCAGAATATGCCGGTGCGGTCGCGTCGTACAGCGGTTATCCAAAGGAAAAGAAAATGGGTTGGTTTAAGAAAACAATTAAAAATTGGTTGAATGACGAAACAGAATTATATCCCGCAAAACAGACAAATATGTCTGTGCAAGATTCTTACTCTATTGAATCACAGGGAATTAACTTCAACATACACAAAGCAAGTGGTGGTTTCATTGTTGAAACTAGAAACTATGACATCAAAACTGATCGCAGAGATAATAAACTGTATGTCATCACCGAAGATGTTGATCTAGGCGTAGAAATTGGTAAAATTATTACTATGGAATGTCTGCGTCGTTGATAAACGGAGAATAATATGAGTATATTTCTCAACTGGTTAGATAGAATAGGTAGAAAATTTACCATCATGGATCGTGTGAGCGATCAACCATATTTGGAAAGATACTACATATTTCTCAAGAATCGTAAAAAGTTTCCGTTCAATATATTTCTTCACAAATTCCTCAGAGGCGATCCGGACGATCTACACGATCATCCCTGGCCATATGCAACACTGATCATTAAGGGTGGTTATTGGGAACATACCAAAGAGGGTAAATTTTGGAGGGCGCCAGGGCATTTCAGAATATGCAAGGCTAATTCATTTCATCGTATAGAATTAGAACCAGGTGTTACATGCTGGACAATCTTTATGCCAGGGCCTCAACAAAAAGAATGGGGGTTTCTTCGAAATGAAGAATGGATACCGTTTGACAAGTACTTAAGGGATAGATATGAAGAAGCTCATTCTCACACAAACTGAAACAAACGCACACGTTGCAAAATTGTGTAGAAATATCACGAACAGTGGATGGCGTCCAGACTACGTCGTGGGTATTACTCGCGGTGGATTAGTCCCAGCAGTAATGATCAGTCATCTTTTTGATGTTCCACTTCAGACACTAAAAGTTAGTCTTAGAGGAAAGGTTGACACCGAAACCAACGCCTGGATGGCAGATGAAGCTTTTGGATATGATTATAACATAACACCTGATCAATATC